CCTACTCAGCCAAGCCACACCAGGCCCGTGGGAATCCTACTATGGCGTAGCGGGCGTTCCCGAAGGATGGGATGAGTATTGGGTAATACTCCAAATGGGCCGTCACCGACTTCCCCTGCGGTCACCTCATTATCCACTAGAGGACGAGGAGTATGCGAACTTCGACCTCGCAGCCGCCGCCCCAGAACTCGCACAGGAAGTAATCAACCTTCGCGACGCGCTCGGATACCTCGTAGAAGAAACACGGCTCGCCGCCGAAAATAGCGACGATGTAGTAGTCCAAAAGCGAGTGGCCGATGCCATAAAAACCACCATTGCAAAAGTCCAAGGAGACCAGGATGAGTAAGCAAGACCAGGCCGCGCAGGTAATCCGCACATGGCAGAAACGGCACAAGAACGTGATGGATGATAACCCCGACTGGGCCGCGCAAAACCTCGCAGGCGACCTACACAACGCAGGACTACTAGCCGAAGACCTGCCCGAGCCAAACCATGACACCCGAAACCCGAAATGGCGGTCTGAGTACAAAGAGGATTATGGGTATTCAGCGCCAGACGTGTGGTGTACGAACCCGTGGCTTAGCGTCGGGGTATTCCCCGGAAGTAATGAAATCACCATCTGGGACGATGGGGAACCTTTAGAGCCTTTCAGTATTGCAGAAGCTCGCAAGCTCGCCTATTGCTTCCTTGCAGCAGCCCAATACGCCGAAGAGGAAGCATGAATAAGCAAGACCAAGTAGCGCGGGCCATCGTTATGTGCGCATTCAGGGAATTCAGCGTCGGCGATATAGCCGAGCACCTAGACGCTCACGGCCTACTCGCAGCAGCACAACACCAGGAGAAAGAATAATGAGCAACTTCGACCGCATGATCTGGGCCGCCACCTGTGAAAACTGCCTAACCAACTTCGCTGCATGGCCCCACCCAGAAGCCATTGAAGATGTACCCGACCCCGAGGAATGGGAAGCGTCAAGCTACTGCCCCGTATGCGACAGTCACCTTGACTGGGCGTTTGGAGACCCAATGAGACCCTACATTCGCACCGGATACACACCACAGGAGCTGCAAGAAAATGAATAATCAGCAACGCGCACTTGAAGCTATCGCCGCTGCTATCGACGGCTTCACCGCACCCGAAGCAATCCCAGGAAAAGCCGTCGAGAACCTCCAACGTGCAGGACTACTCGTGCCAGACGATATGGACTGGCAAGAAGCAGACTACCGGCCACCGCGCTTTTACACCCTGGACGAAATCATCGAGAAAGGCCCAAACCTAGGCGACCACGTGACTCGCGCCAAACGCCTAGTCGGCCCATGGGAGGAAGAATGAGTGCCCCGTTTGCAATCATCTACGCCGTGGCAGTAATCGGCACACCGTGGATATACGCATTCATCGACGAATGGAAGATATACGGCAAGCCCCCGCGAATCGAGGTAGGTAGGAAATGAGCCGCTGGTATGTCTACAAAGACAGTTATATCTTGTCTCGGCAATGGGTAGCGATACCCATCCACGAGAACTGGTGGGAGAAGCCCCAAGGCCGACGCTTCCCCCAATGGGGAATGGCTATGCAATACGCCAACCGCATGGCCCGGCCAGCCACGCTTACCGTCAAAGACTCCAGTGGCGCATTCTGTGCCCTCACCGCAACGCTCAATGAGCGGAACCACGTCCACCTCAAAGCTGGCGACGATACTTTCATCCTCGTACGTCACGAGTGGAAGCCACTAGCTGACTTCCTACTCGCAGAAGCCGACCGAGCGGAGGAAGTATGAGCAATGGCCCGTGGCATCGCTGGTTCGCCTGGCACCCAGTCCGCACCCAACAATACGGCTGGCGCTGGCTCCGCACCGTGCAACGCGCCCTGCACTACCCACCAGACATACCAGCCGCCCCCAACCCATACTGGATATACCGCCCTAACTTTCCTTACGCTTTTCCGCATCCCAGGAAATAAACACAATCGCCACTAAGAAAAACACAAGCTGCCCTGCAAGGTAAGTGCCAGTAACTAGACCACCACCCATAGTTACCGACGAAATAGTGCTGTTAAACATGTACTGTCCGCACTCATACATGACCCTGCACCGTTCAACCGTGCTAAGACCGCCCCACCATTCTTTAGGCTTGTCCGAGGATTGCAGAATGATGTGGCGCAATTCTTCCGTGATTGTGCGGGCTTCATCTGGGTTATTCTCTACAAATTCTTCAACCGCGTTGGGGGCTTCATCGTCTTCCGATGCGGTTTCCGCGCTTGTATGCCCCTGCATGGTGGATAGTTCCACAGCACGATCAACAATGCCTTTAATCGCCGCGTTATGGGTAGCCAGGCCCGCAATCTCACGGTTAAATTTCTTAATATCCAAGTTGAGCGCAGCCACAACACTACCGCTCATTTCCTCCACATAGCGGCCCGCAGAAGTGCCCGCCATAGCGGCAGCTACCGTGCCATTCCACGGATAACCTTTCATCAGCTTCTCCACCACAGCCCCCTGAGACGGCAGGGCCGCGACGGTATCCATCTTTGTGGGCACACCCTTAAACACTTCAGCAGCAGTCATTTTCCCTGCGAACAAATCAGCGTATGACCCCTTTGCCAGCTCCACTATCAGCTGGTTCTGCTCCTTGACGAATTTGTCATACCAACCGCTTAGATAGTTTCCGTAGGCATCCATAGTTTCATCCAAGCACACGGCGGGGGTGAGGGCCTAAAAAAGTGGTGCGCCCGAGTTGTGTTAGCAAACAACATTGGGTAACATTTGTTGTGTCAGGAAATGAAAGCCGCTGCCACGGCACAACACAGAAAGACCCAACCATGAACACCTTTGAAGTCACCCACGAATACATCGCCAGCGTCAAAGTCACCACCCAAACCTACGACCTCTACCGCGACACTTTCATCTACGACAACGGTGAAAAGCGCCCCTGCTACACACTCCGCAGCCCAAAGAATGAAAAGAAGTACTGGGCAGGACACAACCTCACCAGCATGGACAATTCCGCAGCAGGAACCTACATGTTCGCCACCGTCATGGGAACCCCAATCAAGCGCCAGGGCAACATCGTGAAGTTCTTTATCGCAGGCGACATCATCGAACGAGTCCGATAACCAGTAGGGGAGGGGCGCGCATTCCCCCAATCACGCGCACCGGCTGCCACCGGAAACACCCAACCAACCAAAGGAAACTCATCATGCACAAAGACTGGTTCTACTTCGATGACCACCTAACCGGCGAAACCACCACCCTCACCACTGGGGAAACCGCCACCGTCATTTCACCCAACGAATGGCGAATCAAAGGCCGCTGTGGTTACTACACCACCCAAAACATCGTTGACATCAACAACGGTAAGCAGGTGGCCTAATGACAACGGCAACCCTCGACCACAATCCCACCATGCTCAACATGAACCACTGGTGGCAGAAAGCCCAATGCGCAGGCCAACCCATCAAAAACTATGACCTCAAAGGCCAGGCCAATAAACCAGCCACCGCACGCGAACTATGCGCCGGATGCCCCGTCAAACCGCAATGCGCCTATGATGCAATCCAACACGGAGACAGTGGCCTAGTACGCGGAGGAATCTGGATACCAGACGAAACCACGTTGGCTATGCGCCATGAGCGCCAGGCGGTTGTAGACGCACTCTACGAAGTAGTCCTAGAGGGAGTGTAACCATGGAACTGTTTAACGACCACTTCCAGAACTTCAAGCGTTACAACACCCCAAAAGCACAGCTAATCATCGCTGACATTCCCTACAACCTAGGCGCTAATGCTTACGGGTCTAGCCCTGCTTGGTACATCGGTGGGGACAACAAGAACGGCGAATCCGAACTAGCAGGAAAGCAATTCTTCGACACAGACAAAGATTTTCGCGTCCCTGAATTCATGCACTTTGCCAGTAAGATGCTCCGCCCGGAACCGAAAGCAAAGGGCCAAGCACCCTGCATGATTGTGTTCTGTAGCTTCGAACAACAAATGCCACTCATTGAGGAAGCGAAACGTTACGGCTTCAAGAACTACATCAATCTGGTGTTCCGCAAACCCACCAGCCCGCAGGTACTAAAAGTCAACATGCGAGTGGTGGGCAACGCCGAATATGCCCTCATCCTCTACCGCGACAAACTCCCGAAGTTCAACAATCACGGCCACATGATCATGAACGTGCAGGACTGGGCAAAAGACGGCAAACACGTACCAAAGATCCACCCAACCCAAAAGCCAGTAGCCCTCATCGAACGGCTAATAGAACTGTTTACAGACCCCGGCGATGTAGTCATCGACCCGTGCGCGGGTAGTGGCTCCACATTGGTGGCGGCGGAAAACCTAGGGCGGCGCGGATACGGGTTTGAAATCAAGAAAGACTTTTGCCGCGCATTCGAACAGCAGATGCGCCCAGCAGTAACACCATCGCTCAATCTCTGGGCAGAACCACTAACTACGGAGGAAAAATGTTTAACGCTCTAATTGAATTACTGTCTACCGCCTACACCCCAGACGGTGGTGTGGCAGACCCTAATCACCCCGTGTACGCCCTGCTATGGGCGTTGAAACTCATCGCAGGGAGCTAGGCATGGACTTAATCATTCAAGCGGCGATAGTCGTGGGAATAATCGCCTGGTTTTCGATTAGTGCGATAGTCGCCTTTAAAGGGGTTGAAATATTTGTGGAAGATTTTTCAATCTCCGGGATAATTCTAGGGCTGCTTGGCGTAATATCCCTCATCCTCTGTGTTGCGGTCTTTACCAATCTTGCAGACTCTAGCGATTCCAACCAAGAGCATTGTGGCCCCGGTACTGAATACCGCGAGTCGCGACACTACAACCCCTCCACACGGAATATGCACACTGATTGGTGGTGTGAGGCCAAGTGAGAATAGGCGGAATGTTTGCGGGCTATTCCGGCCTAGAAATGGGTGTCATGCAGGTGCTTGACGCTAGTCCCGCGTGGTTCGCTGAAATCGACGAAGCCCCGGCCCGCATCCTCCAACACCACTACCCGGACGTTCCCAACCTCGGCGACGTGACCCGCGTGGACTGGGGGAGCGTGCCACCCATCGACATACTCACCGCTGGCTATCCCTGCCAGCCATTCTCGCAGGCCGGACACCGTAAAGGCACTAATGATGAAAGGCATCTTTGGCCCCATGTGCTCAATGCAATTAAGCATCTTCGACCAAGAATCGCTTTCTTCGAGAACGTACGCGGCCACCTCACACTGGGACTCACCGAAGTGCTGGAAGACCTTGCCAGCATCGGGTGGGATGCACGGTGGGCATGTGTACGAGCGTCCGATGTGGGAGCGCCGCACCACCGGGAACGGCTTTTCATTCTTGCCTACCCCCACGGCAAGCGACCACAAGCGCAACGATTCCCCAGGGGACAGGCGGCGGAAAAGTCCTGGGATAACGACCTGTACGACTTTTTGGCCTTGCTTAGTACAGCCGCCGACATCGAGCATGAGTTAGGTAGCCGGTATGGAGAGTATGGCCCCGCAATTCTGACTTGGGCCATCGCCAGCGGTTATACACCACCACCA